TGGTCTCCTCCACGTTACATTATGTTAGCTGGCAAAATATCTCGAGGATCATCAACAACAGCCAGTATTTCATCGTCGTTAATTATCCTTAGCTCACCACCGTCAATGCGAATACGAGATCCTGCATATCTTGTGATGAGAACCCAATCACCCTCTTTACACCAAGGGCCACTGGGAAACTTTTCTTTGTCTTTGTAACACTCAGGCCCCATTTTAAGAACCTTACAAATATTTGTTGTTACTTGTGATTCCGTAACTGTATCGTCAGTTAGCAAAACGCCACCTTTTGTTTTACCTTGTAATTTTAGTGGGAATAATACCATTCTCCAACCAGATGGTTGTGGTATTTTTTCTACTTCATTTTTCTTTTTCTCCGCTTGTGCACCGTCCCATACATGTTTTGGTACAATTAGTTTAGGTTTATTCATCCTCTAGCTCCGTTTGTTTAAGCAGGTCCGTGAGTTCCTGTTCTTCTTGTTTAAGTGCTGCTAATTTACCAGCCAGAAATCTATAATCTGACCAATCCTTAGCCATCCCATTTAATATAGACTCTTCTACTTGCTTTTGTCTAGCAATTAAATCTTTTTTATATGCTGTAAAGAAATTTTCTAGCCGCATGACTTCATGAGGTCAGCTAATTTTTTACAACGATTTGGAGTTTGTTTGTTCCATCTGGAGTCAAGCATTTCATAACTTGCACCTATAAAATTAGCTTCCTGCAGGGCTTTCCACATATTCTTAAACTTAGACACCCCTGATTGTCCAAGTTGAAAGCACATCTCCGATAAGACGTGTTGAGCTGTCTCTGGTAAGTCTTCAATACCGTTTTGAGTCATTAATTGTTTTGCTTGAGCTATTGCTCTACTCAAATCTTTATCAAATACTGCTTGTAATTCTTCTTCTGTGTATTCTTTATCAGCAACAAAATTATCTGCTGGGACAACCTTATGACCCCACCCAATGGTATCGAATCCTTCGGTATCTTGATATATTTTGTTTCTAAAACCTTCACTTAATTTAACTGATTTTGATAATTCTTCGTAACTCATACTTTTATTCTTTTTTTAATTGAGCTTAATGTCCTTGCTTGTCCTGCATGTGTTTTTGATGCTTTTTTTAGACCCTTAATCATCTTACTAACTTTTTTCTTCACAGATCCTCCTCTAGACTTTCCTAAAGCTATTTTTTTTGAGACCACCTCATAATCTTTTCCCTGTCTAAATCCAGTATTTTTAAGTTGTTTTAATTTAGCATCTGTAGCCATGGTAAGTCCCTTTGGTTTCATTGATCCCTTAAACTTTATATATTTAGTTACCATTATTTCTTTTTAAACATTCCTATTGCACTAGATCCTGCCTTGATGCCAAAGCTTGCTGAAATCGCAATATATAACAAATTATGATAATACGACGGTAGGTCTTGCAAGGCGATAAACCCTTGATGAACATGTTCTTGTAAGGGCGTGAATACTAAAACTGCTGGAAGTAGTAGTACAATTAATGCTACCTCATCTTTCCAGCTGCCCTTCATTTGATCAACAGCACTTTGCTCCCACGCAACTTTACCAGCGATTTGATCTTCTTTAAGTTTTTGCGTTGCTTTAATTGTTGTAAGTTTTAACTCTTGTTTTGCTTTTTTTGTTTCTACAAAACCCTTGACGCCATCAGCGACGACGCCAAGTAAAGGTTTAGCAAGTAATTGCCACATAAATTCTAAATTGCTCCTATAACTATGATTACGATAATTGCTACAATTGCAGCCTTAATCCAATCCTTCATACTCCAGTCGGACCACTCTTTTAAGTGAGCCCATAGATCTTGCACTAGTTTCATACAAACCTCCTTTGTTTTAAGGGTTTTATTACTTTACGCCTTTAAAATCAACTTTTTTGATCTGAGCCTTGCTAGTCTGTCCTTTTGGACCTCCACCTTTGTTTTGTTTTACAACAAAAGGTGAGAAAACAACAGCAGCATCTGATCCTACTTTCATTTTAGGAAAAGGATTTTTTTGTTTTACCACTTCTATCTTTGTTTTTTTAAAATTCATTAATGTATCGTCGGTTTTACAAGTTCAATTAGGTCAAGACCACCTTGATCTAATAAATTCTTTGCTTCTTTTGCACTAAGATGATCATAAAACAGAACTCTTGCTGCAGCCATCATAGCACCAGCTAAAAGTACACTATCTTCAGAACTTTTACTACTATTTTTTGCTATATACATCAGCTTGTCAAAGTAATCAGCTAGTTTTTCTTCTGCGTTTCCCATTTTTAGATATTCCTGCTTCATTTAAGGCAATTGCTATTGCTTGTTTTCTAGATTTAACCTTTTTTTTCGATCCGCCAATGTTTAATTTACCTTTTTTAAACTCTCGCATTACTTTTGCGACCTTTTTTTCTCTTTTTCTCACTGTTTTTGCTTATCAAGATTAACATTTGCACGTAGTTGCGCAATATCTTCGTTAGAATCAATCTTATCTTGTGCTATTTTTGCTTGTTGATCAAGTTTTGCAGCATCTAATTCTAATTTTTGACTATCATTCTCTGCTTTTCGTTGTAAATCTTGTGCTTTTAGCTGTAATTCTTGTTGTTTTAGTCCAATTAAAGGATCTTGTCCTTGTCCTTGCATGGCTTCTTGCTCTTCTATGAACATTTCTGAAATATAATCACTAACTTTATCTGCAACCTGCACTTCAAGTTGTTTTTGAAACTCCATTTGTAACTGTGGTGGTAACTGTCCACCAAATTTTTGTGCTTCTTGTTGTATAACTTCTTGCATCTGTAATTCAACTTCCTCCCTTGCAAGTAAAGATATGTGCTCCATTATGTGAGCTTGCAAAATAATCGTTGCTTGTGGGTTTGCTCTTACTAACATTGAAGACATAAATACTCTATGTGCTTCAATGTGTTGTTGATGAGCTTGTCCTCTAAATACAACTAATTTTTTACCAAGCAAAGCGTCTGCGTTTTCGATACCAGGGTCTTTTGGTGCATCTGGTTTTGGAACTGGTAGTATTGCATCAATATCTTTTACACCCAAAGCTTGATACATCCTTTTGTATGCTTCATACAAATTATGTTGTTTTGGATCGGATTGGGCCATTTGTAATTGTGTCTGAGCCAAGGTAACACGTTGAGACATAGAGAAAATATTTGGATCTGACACAGGCATGATGTCTACTCTCTCATCAAAGTCTGAAGCTTTGAATACAGCAGCAGCATTTTTGCCTACATCGTACGGATAAACTTGTGGATAAAAATCCTTAAATACTTTTGCTAGTAAATTAAATTCTGTTTTTTGTGCATAGTGTAATCTTTTATGTATAGCACTCATTACTCTTGAACCACGCTCAATCAAAGCCATTGTAGTTCCAACAGGTGCATTTGCAGCAACACTGTCACCTATTTTTTGATCAGCAATTGTGGCAAAACGTTGACCTGATTGTACAACAAAACCTAAAAGTTGAAACAAAGTAGCACTTGGCTCTTTGTATGGTAACGGTAATAAACCTGCACGTAAATCACCACTTGGTGCATCTACATCTCTAAATTCACCAGGTTGTAACGGATTATCGTCATCACGTATCCTTAAACCCCTAGCTTTAAATCCTGCAGGTAAGTTTGACAATGTCCCTGCATCTATTAATTGTCTTAGAGCTGACGTTGCAGTTCTCGATAATCCACCTAACATGTGAATTAAACCAAAACCATAAAACCCTAGACCAGGTAAAAACTTATAATGCACAAAATATTGTTTCTTTTTCTTGAAAGAGTCGTCTTCTTCAAAGTTTCGATAGATTGACAATACTTGTTGTGAACCTTCGTCTATTGTTACAATGTATGGTAATTTTATCCCGTCGTCATTTTCATAACCAGGTACATCAAGATCACAATGTATTTCTAATAATGTATAAACATCATTCTTATATGCTGAACCAGTGGGTCTTACACCGTCAAGCTTGTTGACTGCCTGTTGTATATTTGAATTAGAATCTTCATCTTGATATTGTAAATCTACATCTCTATAAATACCTTGCACCTGCATTTTACGTACTTCATTTTCATTTCTTTTTATGACGTGTGTAACTCTTTCTGCTGTCGCTAAATCTGTTGCGCTGTATGGTACAATTAAATCTTCACTTGGCACGAACTTAGACACAGCCCTATTAAGAGTTGTGTCAAAATAAATTTTTTTAAATGCTGATCCTGATAAAGGTAAATAAAATAACATTTGGTCAAGATCTGGATCAAAATCTTCCATGACGTGCATGATTTGATAGTTCATAAAATCTTGCACACGTTGTGCTTGATCTTCTTTTTGTGAAGATTGTTCTCCAATTATCTGTGTTCTTACTGGACCGTTAGCTGGTAAAAGTTCTTTGTAAGCTTGTGCTTGAAACTGTGTTACTGTTTCTGCTAGTAAAGGATGTGTTACACCACTAGCACCAGAAAAAGGTTGAGATCTATCCTCATAATTAAATCCAAGTAGTTTTAAACCTTTTGAGTATGAATCATACCACTCATCTCTTGATGATTTATCATCTTTGTATTCCTGCATAAGATCTGAAGACAAATTTTGTAAATCTTCTTCATTAATAAATTCTGCTAAGTTTGCGTCAAATCTATCTTCTGGTGGTGTTTCAACAGGATTGATGATAGCTCCACCATCGTCTGTCATTTCGACATTTTCTACGGTTAACTCATCCTCTGGAGTTTCAACAGTTATTGATTCCGTAGTGATTTCTGTGGGCTCACCCGTAATTCTTCTTTCAACCATTAAGCTACCTCAAATATATCAATCATGCTCACAAGTCCACCTTTAGCTTTGTGTGTTTTGTATGGTTCTAGCATTTCTTCAGTAATTTTAATAGCAAAAGATGGGGTTGTATTTTTATCTGTAGGCATTGAAACTGTTTCCATTCTATAATTCGGATTGTTATTTACTACTGTTTCAGCTTGGTTTCTATTAGATAGAGTCGCTACCATGTTGCCATTTTGATCTGTAATTCTGTATAAATCCTTTGAACCAGACTTTGTTTGTACATTTAAAACGACAAACTCAGAGTTGTTTTGTTTCGCTTGTGTTTTTAATATTTTTTCTATCGTTGATGTGTAATGTTTTCCATTAGGATCTTTAGCGTTTGGCCCGCCATAAAACTCAGACATACCAACACCCTTGTATTCCGAGTCAGTAAACTCACCTCTAGCCATAAAATAATCAATTTGTCGTTTTTTGTCCGCAGCCCTTACATCTAGAGGTGTGGATGAATCACCTTTAAAACTGTATCTATTTATAACAAGTTCTTGCGGCGATACTGCATAATAGTCTGGGACATTTGGATCTTTTAAAATAAATTTTCTGTAGGCAAGTTCAAACAAATCTTTTTTGATAAGTGCATCTGCCCATTCTTCACGTTTTTTAAATGGCAAATCAGGAAACAGTCCATCATATGTTTTTGTATCAATCTGCATCAACTCATCAATCATGTTATTAATATTCTCATTCAAAGCTTCTTTCAGCCTTTTAACACTTGCAGGATCAAGTTCTCTGGTTTCGATGTATCTATTAATAATATCGTCTACCTCTGCATCTAATTTGGCTAATCTATCACCTATTATATCGACTTCTGTTTGGCTTTTTCGTAATGGTCTAAATACTGATTTATTTTCTTCAAAAAAAGCTAAGGCATCGTTTCCTATTCTGCTAAGTTCAGGAAGAGTTGTTGATTCTCTTCCCTCATCTGCAATCTTTCTTAAAGTTGCTAACAGTTTTTGTTTTCTACCAGCTGCTGCTTGCATGATATCTGATTGTATCTCATCCGCAAATGTAACCTTTACAATGCCACTAGTATCAACAGTAGAACCTTTTGTTATTTGATCATCTATATCTCTTACCTTAACAATGAGCTCGTCTATTTGATCCAACAAACCAGGGCTTATCTCATTTAATGTGCCAGCATATTGAGTCATAATTTGCTCAAGTGACAGTTGACTGAGCTCATCTAGATCTCCTTGACTCATACCTCTCCTTACACCTTCTCTATTTAATTTATTTATTGCCTCTGCAAACAAACCTGCAACTTGTCTTTGCGCTCTTTTACGTTCACGTTCAAGACCTGGTATATTAGATGCTGACTTTGGTGCTGCTATTTTTGTTGGCAATATGGCCATACGATCAGTAAGACGAGTCCAACCAATGACGTAAGCATTATCTTGATTAGGCATTCCCCATTTATGATTTTCTATTTTTTCTCCTTGAAAAATAGGAGACGGGTACGTACCAGAATCACCAGGAAATTTATCAGTTGGTATGTATAATACACGCTCTCGTTGTGTGCCATCTATAAATCCACTCTCAGCATAACCTGGGTATCTTGTATCCACTGCGCCATTTGGATTTATAACTTCAGAAAATTGACCAGTGGCGTGAACATGCATACCTCTTATTGGAGCTTGACGTAAATGTTCTATAACCTGAGCTTTTGGTATTGGTGTGTTTTCATCAAATACACGTAGCAATGAATCTATTTGGTAATCTCTAAACTCTGAATCCCTAATTCTATTTTTCTTTAAAAAATCCAGTAAAGCTTTTTTGTTTGGAAATATTGCAGGTGTATCTGGTCTCGATAAAACTCTTTCAATATCAGAGTAAAAAACACCTGTAATTGGTGTTTGACTTTTAGGTGTAACAGCTATGTCCATACCCATTACATCATCAGTTAAAGGTACGTCATCTTCTGGCGTTGGATCTAGAGGTGGCTGATCTTTCGTTTTTTCTTTTTCTAATTCTAAACTCTCTTTTTGTTTCTTTGTTGGGTTATCTAAACTTTCTTTTGGAGTAGGTATCGGCGCTGTTTCATTTTTAGGTGGCTGGGTAAATAGCTTCCAAAACGGAAACTTAAGGTTTGCTTGTTCCATCTCACCTGTAAAAATATTTTCTGTTGGTTGCACGTCAAACATTTTTTCTTGAGGCTCTGCGCTTGTTCTTTCGACAGGTTCTGAATCTCCCAACTGTATTTCTGATAAAGGTAGTGAAACCATATCTTCTGGTTTTTCTTCTCCAAAACGTCTAGCAGTGCCTTTAGCTGCATCTCCAAACTCAATAGATATTCTAGGCATTATTTGCCCACCCATGATTTGATCCTCTTCTTCAAATATGTCTTCCACGTCTTTTACTAAACCTCCTGACTGATAATTCGCTGGTTCTCCAAACATTTTTTCATATTTTTGCTTAGCCTCTGCTATCTCTGTAGCTAATTCATCTGCTTTATCAAGCTCAGCTTGAGTTAACAATCCCTTACCTTTTTTAGGATCTTTCAAATCAAACTTATTCATGACATTAATTATCAGCTCAGAAATTTTCTGATCAATAGGTTTAGCCTTACCAACTTTTACACCTGGTGCTACTTGACCCTCTATACCTAATATTCTCATGTCTTGATCAACAGCATCAAATATAGCTCTAAATTTTGGGTCTTGAGTTTTTTCAAACATATTATAAGCATCACGTGCTTCTCTTTCTAAACCATTTTGTATGTAAGAATTGTAATCAGATATATCTAAATATATTTCTTCCGCTTTTGCTCCTTTACCTATTTTATCTGCTGCGAAGCCTTCAGTTATGCCTGATAACTTAAATCGGTGAGCTAGCTGCATTGAAGACCTACTATCGAATACTAAAGCTTCTAGACCCTCACCAGATAAACCTCTTTTAACTGCAAGGTCCATTCGAATGGCATCAAATATTTTTTTTAAAATAGGCTGTAATTCCTCACTAGCTCGTAATCTGACCTTATCTATTTCTTGAAACTTTAAAAAATCTTCATACTTGTCACCGCCCTCTTGTATGTCTTCCAGTTTTACGGTTTCAAAAAAATCCTCCGCAGATTTATCTTGTGATCTTCTTAAATTATTAAAAAATCTTAATTCATGGTCTTTATTAAGTGCCTCAACATAACTTTCACCTGGTCTAAACTTTTCAATAAATTTCTGAGCAAATATATTTTGTTGTTTTGGCTGATCTGGAGTTATTAAAAAAGTTTCAGGATCTGGTATATAACCAGTTTTGTTTATGTATTGATCTAAACCAGGATCTACAGCGATCATACTATCAAGAACTTTTCGTCTTGCACCAGCATTTTTATATGTAGCAGAGAACAGTTTTGGATCTTTTGCTTTTAAAAGTGGTATGATCTGGTTTGCGTTAAAAATTATATCGTAATCTTTATCTTTTTGAATGTCTGCTATAACCTCTCGAAAAACTTTTGCTCTTTTTTTTGCCTTCTTTTGTCTTGCTAATGTAGCAGCTTCTGTGGCAGCGTCTCTTCCGAGTTTTTGTCTTTTATCTTGAAATTTTTTTATTTTATTCATTAGAGTTTTAGGTATTCTACCTTCTCTGCCTAACCTATTTATAATATCAAGTTCTGAGCCTCCTTTGCCACCACCAGGATTATATTCAGGTAGACCCAACCTTTTTCTTTCTTTTCTTACAATATCACCAATGACATCAGTTTTTGGATCTAAATTTTTAAAATCTAACTTTTTTAATTCATTTAATACGGGTGTACCTAAATCAACGTTAGCACTTGCTCTTTGAGCTTTAGGATCAATAAGCTTTTGACTTACAGCTTGACTGTATAAATTATCATAGTCCTCTCCGTATTGTTTTTTTAATTTATCTAAAAATTCTCCTTTTTTTACTTTAAAACTTTTAAGTCCTGCAACTCTATTAAAATCTTTAGCAAATTCATTAACCGTAAGTTGAAAAGGGTCAACAGCTTGTCTTCCTTCAAATGTACCCTCCAAACTTTGCGCTGTTTTTCTTATTTCTTCTGCTTCTATGTCTTTTTTTGTTTTTGGCTTAAGAGGTTTTTGTTTTATCTCTGGTTGAACTGGTCCTTGTTTTAATATTTTTGGATTTATATCTGCACCAACACCTTGCTGACGTTGCTGTTCCACGGTCATGTCTCTTATGTCAATGCCATATTCTTCTAATGCCTCTGCTGCATTAGGGTTTTCTTTTAAATAGTTCTGAACAAACTCTTTATTGTTACTAAGTTCTTTTACCGTTAGCTTAGAACCCTTACCAAAAGCTTTTTGTCCAGCTCTCATAAATGCTCCTAAAGGTGTTTTAAGAAGATATGCTAAACCACCAACATCAATTAAATCTATAGGTAAAATCGCAATACCTAGTTTTTGTTCAATTGGAAGCTCTTTATATTTTGTTCCCTCTTCTGTCATTTCTGTTAAACCTCTTCTCGCATCACCAAAAAAGAAATTTCCTATATCAAACAAACCATATGTCGGTTTGTCTGTTGTGCCACCACCAGTTAGCATACTACCTTGATCAAATCCTAATTTATCTAAAAAATCTTGGTCCTCTCTTATCAATTTATAATATAATTGATTTGCTTCAAAAGAATCTGGTTCCAATCCAGCTGCATTAAGTATTACATTAAATATCTGTTGGTTCTTTGCTCTTTGTTCTTCTTGAGCTGCGATGGTTTCATCTGACGGCGCTAAATATTCTGTAACACCTTTTGTGAATCTAGCTAAATCTCTTGTGCCTTGACTGCCAAGAAGTTCGTCTTCTTGTAATTGAATACCACCGTAAAACGGATCTATATCTTTTAACACTTGACCTGCTGGGCCACCTTCAAAGATATCTATTTGTTGATCATCATACTTAGGATCTAATTTACCACTAATTTTACCAGTATAATTACTACCAGGACCTGAGGGTTCACTCAAAAAATAAGGTTTACCTGTTTTTGGATTAAATTTTCTTTGTACCACTAGTAGTAACTCCTTTGCTCTATGTATGTAGGTTCATCTATGTAATCAGACTCCAGCTGGATAAAGTTACCCTGTCTGAATCGCAACAACGCCTGTGTTGTTGAATCAACTAAATCGTCATGATCACCATAAGGGAAAGCAGCGCATTCTTCAATAACTTCTTCTGCCCACCTATCATCGGTAGCCCATACCTGACCAGCCTCAAAGAGCGGAGCTACGGAGTTAACACGTACGTGCTTATCATTGCCCTTACTAGGCGTATAAGTAACTACGGGGATCCCAACTTGCCGTAGCTCGTGAGTTAAGGGCATACCAGAAGCTTTCGCTTCGATCAAGATTGTTTCGGGTTCCCAGTACTGATATTCTTCTAATGCTATTGATTTAAGTTCTGGAAAGTCCCATCGTCCCTTACGCATCGCTAAAAGTATAATGTGCGGTGGTCCGTGTTCCACGGGTTTAAATACACCCCACGTTGTTATTGCACTAAAGTCAGCGGTCTCTCGTTTACTAAAAGCTGTATCATATGATTGTATAACGTGCATAAGATTAGGTATCTTTTCATTACCCCACATCTGCCACCACTCACGTTTGATGATAGATCCTTCTTCGGACGTAGGTTTCTGTTGCCACTGTGCTTGCCACTTTTGCTCGGATAATGAAGCTTTAACACCTTCTAGTTCTGACAGTTTCCAAAACTCAGGCCATAGTGGTTTGTCATTCAAGATGGCTGGAAACTCAACCACGTCCCACTGATCGGCATTTTCGTTTGATTGATTGTTCATCAACTTACCTGTCAGATCTTTCGTGGACCATCTGGTCATAACGATTACGATAGAACCACCAGGCTGTAAACGTTGGCGGGGGCCCGAGGTATACCATTCATAGGCATTGTCCAGCGCTGTTTGGGATAGTGCGTCTTGTTCCGAGTGCGGGTCATCAATGATAAGTAAATCCGCACCACGGCCCGTGATCGCACCGCCGACACCAGCCGCAAAGTATTCGCCGCCTTTGTTCGTGGTAAATCTACCTGCCGCTTTAGAATCTTGTGATAGGGTTACATTAGGAAAGACCTCCTTAAATTCATCTTGTTCAAACAGGTTACGTACCTTTCTACCAAAGTTATAGGATAGCTCAGCTGTGTGAGTGGTTTGAATTATTTTTAGCTTAGGATTCTTACCCATCATCCACGCAGGAAATAAATGTGAAGCAAACTCAGATTTTGTATGACGTGGTGGCATGTTTACAATTAAACGTTTAATCTTTCCACGTGAAACATCTTCTAATTTTTGTGCAAAAATTTTGTGATGTGAACCTGCAATAAAGTCAGGCCAAACTTTTTTTACAAAAGTAAGATAGGAGGAACGGGACTCCTCGGCCACTTTGATTTGTAATTTCCTTAATTCGTATTTTAAAACTTCCGTTGGTATTTCAGACATATTCCAAAAAGTTATATCATAATCTGCGTTCGTGTAAAACTTGCACTTTACTACACACTACACGCAACACCCCCAAATTGTGTGTGGTGGGGTGGCGAGATACAAGATATGGTAGTTCTGGTTGGTTTTAAGTACCTAACCTGACTGGTGAGTGCCTGGAAGAGATGGTAGCTGCTGCCTGGCAGCAGGTGATTAGACATAAAAAAAGGGCGGTTTATCCGCCCTTTTACCAGCCCACGTGGGTAACTTACCTTCTTGGTAAGTGTTCGGCTAGTTTTGACATGATACGTTGACCCCATTCCTTGACATAACTCGGACAGTTAGGATCAAGGATAATAGTTTCAACTTCACTCTCAAGAACTTTATAAAGTGCTTTCCAATTAATATTATCAACATGCTGTTGATTAGTAATCGGTTGATCAGTTGGATTAGTTAAGTTGAACTGTTGATTAACTAATTGCAACTGACGAGATAAGTAGTCATCATTATCTGGCATTTTGATTTCTCCTTTCTAATGACTTTTTACTCCCATTTGATTTTATAATCAAGAACTTTAGAAAACTTTTTTCACACAACCGAAATCCGTCTGCAACTCTGTTGCTATCCTTATATACTATATAAACACTAGTCCTAAGTAATGGGTAATGGAAATGGGCGACCGAAGTCGCCCACAAACTGACTAGGCAATTTATCGGTACTAGGCAGTTATTCGGAAATCAGCAACTTCTTCAATCGTTGCTTTTTTATTCT